GTATTGTGGACATCTCTTCTCACACCTTTTGTTTGCTCGTCCTAGTACAACTAGGGCGGGCATTCATTATCTTCTTCCTTGACCTTTATATTCTTTTCTATCGTTACGTTTATTTGGTCTTTTTGAATGTCGTCCCGGTCTTTTTTTATTGGTATGTTTAATAAATGTACCTGAACCTGTTTGAACTTTACGCGCCATTATTTATTTTCGTTTATTTCTGTCATTAAACCAATTCTTTTACTATTTGTAATTGGTATATATCTAATAACTCCATTAATATATTGTTCTACTTCTTCTCCACACAAAGAACACCTGTAAAAATCTTTATATAAAAATAACAAAGGAGATAATAAATTGCAATAAGGACATATACCATGCTCTATCCTAGCATCTAACTTTAAGTGGTTTCTAAATTTTTTTGTTTTTTTTGGCATCTATATCGTAGAACATATCATTAGAATCATCTGTCTTCCAATCTTTATTTTCTACGTTCCAATACGTAGTTTGGACTTTATAATCCGGCCAATGTGTTGAAGTTGTAAAGCTAGGCACACTCCACAGAATACGATTATTAGGTTGAGCTGCAAAAAAACCGTTATCAAGAGCCAAAATGTGAGCACACTTATGCTGATCAGGTATTTCGGAATGTTCAGTATCGATAATATTAGATTCCGGATGTGCCCAATCCACAGTGAATAAATATTCTCCATGATAAAATTTTTTATTTTTTCCTAAATATTTACAGCGTTGACCTTTTAAAAAATCAAAACAAGTAACAGAAGGATAATAACTAAATGAATTCCACAACTCAAGATCTTCGAGATCTGGATGTTCCATTTGTCCTTTATGCACAGTACTGCTGTTTCTTCTTTGAAGAAAAGCAGAGATAGGAAGCCGCCAATATATTGCACCATTCGTAAGTAAAGCATGAAATAAGATCGCACGCCCTGGAATAGTTGCAATAGCAAAGACCACACAATCTTCAGTTTCGCCATGATGTTTTCGTAAGTCATATAGATATTCTCTCCTTATTTTACAGTATATGGGTGGTATATTAGCATTTAAATAAGACATTGTATATTATTTAATATCACCCCAACTATCTCCTAATTCACAATCTACCTTATTTGGTATTTTTAATTTAACAGCATTTTCCATAATTTCTATTATCTTATTTTTGGTTTCTTCAGAATCAACAGATATATCTACTTCATCATGTATTTGTATGTGAGGTACAATTCCATTCTCATATAATGCAATCATTGATTTTTTAGTCATATCTGCAGCAGATCCTTGTATTAATTTATTTAATGCTTTGTAAGTAAATGCTCTTTTTAAAAAATCTCCATATTTCTTTTTAGCTTGTTCAAGTGGAAGTGGAGTATTAATACCAAATTCAATAGGTTGCCATAAATCAAATCTACAAATTCTACCACCCAATGTTCTAATTCTTCCATGGTTTTCTGCTTTCCTTGTTGTATTATCCATACTTTTTTTAACGAAAGGAGCTTTGCTATGATATTGTTTAATTAATTTTTCAGCATCATCTTTCATTAAACCAAGTTCAGCCATTAATTTATTTTTACCCATACCATACATCAAACCAAGATTAATTGTTTTAGCTTGTGATCTTTCAATCCCTGCCATCTTTGCAACACTTGCATGAAAGTCTGCTTCTCCTGATTCATATGCTTTTGCAATTTCATCAACACCTTCTAAATTTTGTAAGATTGCATAATGAACTAATATTCTTGGTTCTTGTTGTGAATAGTCAAATACTCCCCATTTACAATTTTCTTCTGGAATAAATATTGATCTAATCAATGGACCCAATTCTTTATGTCTTACAGGTATCTGCTGTAAGTTTGGATTAGACATTGAAAATCTTCCTGTCACCGTTCCACCATCATCAGATCGTATTTGATTTATTTCTGCATGTATTCTTCCTTTGAAAGAATGTTTTGTAATTGTATCTATAAAAGTTGTGTGCGCTTTATTTATTTCTCTTGCGTTTGCAATTGATTGTGCAAGTTCATGTGGGTGATTTGCTAAAAAGTTTCTTGTAAAACTTGGAGCTCCTGTCTTTTCTGTTTTATCATATGGAAGTTTAAGTGCATCAAATGCCTTTGCAATAGATGCTGCCGCCCATAATTCTACATCAATATTGGTTAACTCCTTGATTTTAAACAACAATTTCTTTTCTTCTTCCACCAATCTTTTCTTAATTCTTTCAGCTTTTTCTAAATCTACTCTTACGCCTTTGAATCTCATATCTACAAGACATGGAAATAATTTTGTTTCTAAATTAAAAACATCCCAAGCTTCTTCTTTTTCTAATTCTATTTTCATACGTTGCCAAAGTTTTAATGTAGCTTCAGCATCTCTTTCTGCATACTGGCCAACAAACATAGATGGAAGTTTCCATAAATCTTTTTTAGGATTTAATCCATATTCTTTTGCAGCTTCTATTAAAACTTTTTCATCTTTACCTAAACCACAATATTCTTTTGCTAAAGTATCTAATCTATAACTTAATCTATTTTCATTAACTAAAGATGCAGCTATCATTGTATCTACAATCCTACCTTTGATTTGTATTCCATAAGATCTTAACCAACACACATCATAAATTGCATTATGAAATATAAATGTTGTTTCTTCCTGACTGAATAAATCTTTTAACCAAGTTAAAACTAATTTCTCATCCATGTTACCACCAAGATAATGACCAAATGGATAATAACCTGACCAACCTTCTACAGATACAGCAACACCAACTATCTTACCATTTTTAGTTACGTTCCCCGATCCAAGTTCCGTTAAGTAAGGATCATATGTTTCAAGATCCACAGCTATTTCTTTATGACCACGTAAGTCTTTTAATTCTTCCGGCATTACCCATTCCGTTTCAGGAACGAATAAAGGTTGTTGATGTGTTCGCGTCATTTATCTTTATAATCTCTTTCTAAAATCATTTCTAAATAATGTATTGCTTTTAATATATCTTCTTTTTTTCCTTTCAGTCTATGTCTACAGATATACTTGATTGCATTACCTTCTGCAAAAGGTAAATTGTTTTCGTTAATAAAAACAGATGGTTGTATCGCCATTTGTTTATAATGCTTACCACCTACTTGTCTAAAAAATACTTTATTACTCATAATTTTATTGTGGTAGTTGTTGGTTTAACAGGTACACGTAAACTTGGAGTAGAGAAACCCGAACCAACTACGCCTAGCAAGAAGCTACCACTCTCCTTTAAAAGTAACTTTCTCACTCCATTCTGTAACATCATATCAAATATGCCTTGTTGAAATCTCTTGGTTCTATTATATGAAGTTCTTTTTTAGCTCTTGTGCAAGCTGTATAATATAATCTATGTAATTCATCTGGATCGTGTTCATTCTGTCTTATAGCGGCTGCAGTTAAATCTGTTAGGATACAAATATTATCTCTTTCACCACCTTTGAATGAGTGGATTGTAGACATAATAATTCTAGGAGTTTTATTTATCTTCTCACCATTTGCTCTCATATTACGAATATAATTTTCTGTAATTGTATCAACACCTTCAAATGACTTATACCATACTTCACTTGTAAGTAAACCATGATTTTTCATACAATCGTTTATTGAATAACTTTCTTCTACTTTTAATGTTTTAGCATCTCTATACTTTGGTGCCACATAAGCCCCTAAATATTTATATATGTTTTTTATTTGTAAATAATTTAAAGGCATGCCTTTTCTAAAATCTTCCCAATTACTTAATGCTACTAATAATTCTAATTTAATAGAGTTAAATCCTTTATATTGGTAATACCAACCCTGTAATTCACATAATTCTTTTACACCATCTAAAAAGTAATTAGCTGATGCAAGAACTGTCCATTCCCCTTTGGACATATCTAATTGAGTAATATCTGTATGATATTTTAAAATACCTGTTTCTTCACGTGGTTTATAGTCTTTTTCATATCTATTTTTAATCCTTGATATAATTCTTTGCGATAATTCATGTATAGGACCACCTGGAATACGATAAGATTGATTAAGCGTCTTGATCTCATCCACTTCATTCTTTAGTGCTATAAAGTGATCTACGTCGGCTCCAGCCCACTTAAAAATGGCTTGGTCATCATCACCTGCAATATAAGTCTTTTCTGCCTTTTTCCATATAGATTTGACCATTTCCCACTGTAAATGTGATAAATCTTGCGCTTCGTCTATAAACAATACCTTAAATTGTGGAGATAAATCTCTTTCAACAAATTCTTCTAATAGGTCTGTAAAGTCTTTTAATCCTTTTTCTTTCTTATATCTTTTTAATTCTTGATCTAACAAAAACAAAGTATCTCTTTCTATATCTAATAAATTCTTTCTTAAATCATAACAATCCATTAGATCTATTTTTTTAATTCTAGCTGTATTTATGATAGTTAAGTATTCATTATCTGAATTAAAGATACCGTTCTCATCAGAATAAGATGCAGTTTTTATTGGTATATTACATTTAATTCCAAACTCTTTATAATCTTCAGCGCTCATCATTTTATCTTTAGTCATATTTAACATTTTAAAAGCTAATGAATGAAGTGTTTTAAAATATATTAAATCATGCTCTATACTTAATCCAAACTTTTCAGAAGCTCTTGTTGCTGCTTCTCTTGCTGCTTTTTTAGTAAAAGAAAAATATCCTATCTCATGTGGTCGTGTTCCACTTTTTATAAAATCATCAACCAAGTTTAATAATGTTGTAGTTTTTCCTGTTCCAGGTGGTCCTAATATTATTGTTTTCATTAAAAATGTTCCTCGTGATATTTAACTTGTGATATTGTTGGATCTATTTTCTTCATTGTTTTAATCTTAACTAATCTAGGTTCTTGACCTTTAATTTTCATTCTTACTTCTTCTATAAATATAGTTTTTAATTGTTTAATTAAATTACCTGTCTTTGTTTTATCCATCTCCCAATGATTCTTCTTACAAAAATTAAAGAAGTCTTCCATTCTAAAGTAAGTATATTCTCTCCTATCATCTGTATAAGGAAGTTTGTTAAATATATCATCTATCGTTCTTGCATTTTGTCTATTCGTAGTCCAATCCTGTAATAAAGATGTTATTTGATTTATTGGATCTAATGATTCTAAAGGTTCTACTGTTTGCATTTTATCAATTAATGGTTTTAAATAAAACTCTCTCCAATCTTTGTCTTTAAGTTTAGGTATAACAAGATCTGCTTTTTCAAGTATTGCAATAGAGAACATAACTGGATTTGCTAGATGTTCTGTTTTTAATTCTATTCTTTTTTCTTCTTCTCCTTCTCCTACATTTAAAAAATATTGTGGTGGATTAGAATTATATTTTATTAAATTGTTTAAAGCAGGCATACTTTCTTCATCTAAACCCACTCCAAATTTTTTAGTTCTACATAATGATGCATTACAAACATCTACAATTGGTGGAAGTTTACATCTATATTTATCATAACCTTTTTTACCAATTGATTTTAATAACTGTTGTACCTCACTATTACCTAATGGTGGTTTCATATAGTTTAAGTTAGCTGCAACGACTTTATCTTGCCAAGAATCTGGATCTGATTGTTTAAAATATATGGCAATATTAAACAATGCATTATTTCTAGATCCTTCGCCAAAGCCGTCGCGAGCTAATCTATTTAAACATGGAGGCCCATCTTTAAATATCTCTTCTATCTTTTCTTCTTTGATTTCAATTTTTTCAACTTGTTCCCTGCTGCACGCATAAACATCATAGAGCTTAAAAAATTCCTCAAGTGACAAAGCGGAACCATTATCATCGAACGCATATCTCAATCCTTTCATTTCATTGTGGTAGGGAAGATTTAAAAAATTACCTGTGTCCCCACGTTCCACAAGTATTTCAGTTTGTTTAGGAAATATTTCAACACCT